AGGAGCTAGTTTCTTCTTTGTAGTAGAAACAGCAGCAACTGACATGGACATTTTAACTGATGGTACTGATAAATTTGTTGGTGGTCTATACACAGGTAAAGATGACGCTACAGGTAAAACATTTATCTCTGGTGCATCTAATGATGTTATTACTATGAATGGTTCTACTAAAGGTGGACTAGCTGGTAGTATTGTTAAAGTTACTGCTATCGCTTCAGCTAAATATGCTGTCGAAGGTATAATTTTAGGCTCAGGCACTATAGTTACACCATTTGCTGACGCATAATCAGGAGTAAGACATGGCTGATACAGTAACAAGTCAAACTATTCAAGACGGTAATAAAACTGCCGTCTTGAAGTTTACTAATGAATCAGATGGAACAGGCGAATCTTCAGTTAAAAAAGTAGATGTCTCAACGTTAGCTGCGGATAGTCAAGGTAATGCCTGCACTTCAGTTTCTATCGCAAGAATCTACTGGGCGTGCAGAGGTATGGGTGTTGATATCGAGTTTGATGCTTCAACAAACGTACTAGCTATACCTTTACCAGCAGATAGCACTGGCGATGAATACTATGATTTATTTGGTAGCATACCTAATAATGCAGGTTCTGGCGTAACTGGTGACATAGATTTCACCACAGTTAGCGCTAGCAATGGTGACGCCTATTCAATTATTCTGGTTTTACATAAAAACTATTAATAAATATGGCAACATCTGGAACTACTGCGTTTGATTTAAGCATCGACGAATTAATCGAAGAAGCTTTTGAACGTTGTGGTTTAGAGCTGAGAACAGGCTACGACTTAGATTCGGCTAGAAGATCATTAAATATAATGATGGCAGACTGGGCTAATCGTGGTCTGAATCAGTGGACTATCGTTGAAAGAACTTTTACTACAACAAAAGGTACGAGTTCTTACAATCTAGATACTGATTTGATAGATATCACTGAAGCAGTGATTACTAGAGACAGCACAGATATTCAGTTAGAAAAAATAAGTAGATCAGATTATTTATTTACTCCAACTAAAACTCAACAAGCTAGACCGACACAATTCTTTTTGGATAGACAAACTACTCCAGTAATCAAATTATTTCCAACACCAGAAAACTCTACCGATGTAATTAAATACAATGCGTTAACTAGGATTCAAGACGCTGGTGATTACACTAATAACATGGAAGTAGTTTTTAGGTTTATACCTTGTTTAGTGTCTGGACTAGCATATTACATAGCTATGAAAAGAGCTCCTGAAAAAATAGCTTTGCTAAAACAAGTTTATGATGAAGAATTTGATCGAGCAGCTTTTGAAGATATAGACAGTGTAAGTTCCAGATTTTTACCTGGCAGAACCGTTATCTAATGCCTAAGAAAAGAGACCCAAAAAAAGGCACAGGTAAAAAACCAAAAGGTTCAGGACGTAGGTTATATACTGACGAAAACCCAAAAGACACGGTGAGGATTAAATTTGCTACCCCAGCAGACGCTAGAGCTACGGTGGCAAAAGTGAAAAAGATCAAGAAACCTTTTGCACGAAAAATTCAAATACTTACAGTAGGAGAACAGCGTGCTAAAGTTATGGGTAAAAATCAAGTGGTAAGTATTTTTAAAAAAGGTAAAGAAGCTCTTAGAAAACAGAGGAAAGCATGAGTTATGCAGTTGGTAAAAAAGCGTATGGACTATGTGACATTTGTGGTCAACGTTTTCGTTTGAATCAGCTTAAAAAACAATGGAACGGACTCAGAGTATGCCCTCAAGACTACAGCGAAAAACATCCTCAACTACAACCAAGACACAAACCAGCAGACCCTCAAGCCCTGCGTGATCCTAGACCAGACACTGATTTAGAGGTTGGACAAGGCAGAGTGACAACTAATGATGATCCTATCGGTAGGATTATTTTAGGAAACAAATTAACAGCATCTATTGGAGATGTTACAATCACAACATGACCTTAACTGAATTAAAAACTTTAGTAGAAAATTTTGTAGAAAGTTCTGAAACTACTTTTGTAGCTTCGTTAGACGATTTTATAAAATCAGCAGAGGACAGAATCTTTGAATTAGTGCAGTCTGATTTTTTTAAAAAAACAGTTTCAGGTAATGTGACTACAGGCAATAGATTTTTAACTTGCCCAACAGATTTTGTTTTAAGTATTTCTTTAGCAGTTATAGATGGTAATAGTGACTATCATTATCTTTCAAAAAAACATTCTAGTTTTATGCAGGAATATAGCAAAGATATAGCTGATTCTTCGTTACGAGGACTGCCAAAGTATTACGCAGATTATGATAAAGAATTATCAACCGCTGCTGATGATGGCTCTACTTTATTGGTAGCTCCTGTACCTGACACAAATTATTCTGTTGAACTAACTTATCTACATAAACCAAATAGTTTAGTTACAGATACCACTGGAACTTGGTTATCTACTAATGCTAGAAACGCGCTTTTATATGGAACTTTAGTAGAGGCATATACTTTTTTAAAAGGAGATCAAGATATCATGGCCTTGTATGAAAATAGATTTGTGCAAGAAATAGAACGATTGAAAAATAGAGCAGAGGCAAGAGGTAGACGTGATGAATACAGATATGATTCATTGCGTTCAAATGTGACATAAATCTAGGGGCGTAAGTGAAGCCGATAAAAAAACTAAAGGGGAAGACAGTAGGCATCGTTGGACTAGGATCCAGTCAATTAGAATACAATTTAGCTAAATCACACAGTCAACATTTTGATGAGGTTTGGGCTATAAACAATGTGGCTTCAGTAATTTATCACGACAGAGTTTTTATGATGGACCCACCTGCTAGGTTTTTGGATACCGATAATGCTGGCGGTCAAACTGAAGGTATGCGTAAACTTTTATTAAAACACGACAAGCCTATTTATACTTGTGTAGATGACGAACGCTGTAATGAAAATTTAATGGAGTATCCTATTGCAGAGATAGTCAAAGATTTAAACTGTCATTATTTAAACAACACAGTAGCGTATGCGATTGCTTTTGCACTTTGGAATCAAGTAGGTTGTTTAAAATTATTTGGTATAGATTTTTCATATAAAGGTAATTTACATTTTGCTGAAGCAGGTAGAGCTTGCGTAGAGTTTTGGTTATGCAAATGTTCAGAGGCAGGTATGCAGATAGAAGTTGCTTCCAGTAGCGGACTGTTAGATACCTCGATACCTTTAAATGAAAAGCTTTACGGCTATCATAGACTAGAAGATCCTTTACTTCCTGTTTTAAAAGACGGAGTTTTAACTGTGCAAAAGCAAAGTGTTTTTGAAAAAAAGGTTACAGAGGAACAAATCTTGATTGGTCGTCACGATGAACATTTAAAACCAGTGGAGCCAAACAAATGGTAGACGAAATAACTCCTGGCGGATTGCCAGAATTAGGTATAGTAGAAGCAAAAACAGCTAACTTTGGTGGACATCCACCAGAGTTTTGGGCAGAGCGTTTAACAGAAAAATTAGTGCAAGCTTCTGGAGACTATGAACCACACGTTATTGAACAAGCAAAAGCTTATCGAGATTTAATTTATCAAGTTTGTTTAATTTACATAAAAAATGCTATAAAATCATACAAAGCCAGTTTGATTCAAGAGCTAATAAAAGGCGGTGATGAGGACTTGGCTAAAATTATAAAAAGGATATAAACATGGCAATATCATCGACACTTACAACTAGTTTCAAGAAAGAGCTACTTGAAGCGGTACACAACTTTAAAAACTCTGGTGGTGATACTTTTAAACTAGCTTTATACACAAGTTCAGCTACTTTAGGAGCCACGACTACTGCTTTTACTACTACTGGTCAAGCTAGTGGTACTAATTACTCTTCCGGTGGTGGCACTTTAACTAGAGTAGATCCTACAACTGGCGGAACCACAGGTTTCACAGATTTTGCAGATTTAACTTTTGGTACGGCTACTGTCACAGCTAGAGGTTGCATGATTTATAATTCATCTGACAGTAATAAATCTGTAGCTACTATTGATTTTGGTGGAGACAAAACATCTACTGCTGGTGATTTTACAATCGTGTTTCCAGCCGCTGCAGCAAGCACA